TTCCAACTGCTGCATTTACTTCTGATGCAAGCACAGTTTACCTGTTGTTGCAAAGTTCAACTCTTGATGGATTATTTACTCCTCATGGCTCCATCACAATGGTTGGCGGACCTTTTTCTGCGGCAGCTTACGTCCCAGAGACGCGCACGCTTACTGCCGGGACGGGACTAAGCGGCGGAGGAGACTTGAGCGCAGATCGCACATTTGCCGTTTCGTACGGGACAAGTGCTGGCACGGCAGCGCAAGGAAATGATTCGCGCTTGAGCAATTCTCGCACTCCTACGGCACATGCAAGCACTCATGCGGCTGACGGAAGTGATGCAATCACAGTCGCAACTTCACAGATTAGCGGCACTCTTGCAGTGGCCAATGGTGGCACTGGGGCAACTGGTGCTCAAGCTGCCATCTCAAATCTTGGGGTTGGGATGCGAATGGTTGAGGCACAGACTACGGCCAACATCGTGGGAACAATGGCTACTGGCCCTGATCCAGACACGTTTACTGTCACCGCAACAGGAGTGTTTACAACAGACGGCTACACTCCGATTTTGGGCGACATCATTGCGTTTGCAGTCCAGACAACCACAACGCAAAATGGGTTTTGGGAATTAACAACTCTTGGCACTGCGAGTGTTGCGGCTGTTTTCACTCGTCCATCTTGGTACACGGGCGTTGTTAGAAATACGATGTACATGACCCGCTTTGGGTCATTGCAATCTGGATTTGTTCAGACATTTGTGGCACCAACGGGATCGGGAACCACTGAAATCACTGTTGGAACAACCAACATTTCAATGGTACGCGTTAATCTGAGAGCGTCACCTGCGAGCCTTGGCACAAACTTATTCACTGGATACCAGACTTTTAGGGCAAATGGTTCCAGCGCAAATCAGGCTCCGTTCTTTTTTCAGACTGGGGCAGCATTAATGACTGCACCTCAAGCAAATGCTGTTGAGTGGTTTAACGACCAGATGTATTTGACAACAGCAGCAGGAACTCGCACGACCAACACAAATCATGTTGCTATTCCGGCCACTGCAACATCTACAGGCCAGGTTGGTCAAATTGCAGTAGACAATACAGGAAGTTGGTTGTACGTCTGCACGGCAACCAACGTCTGGAAACGAGTGCTGTTGACCACATTCTAATGGACTGGATCAAGTCCATACTGCCAACCATTGGAGGGCTGCTGGGTGGTCCTCTAGGGTCTGCTGCTGTCACTGCTGCTGCTGATGCTCTTGGGCTTTCAGACAAGTCCAAGGACTCCGTAGAGCGTGCGTTGTCTGGTGGCAATCTGACGGCAGAGCAGATGGCTGCGCTCAAGAAAGCCGACTCCGATCTTCAGATTAAGTTGGCTGAACTTGGCATTGAGTCAGAGCGTTTGTCTCAGGCCAATCAGGCTGATGCTCGCGCTATGCAGGTGGCTACTCACTCCTGGGTGCCGTCTGCGCTGGCTTGTGTAGTGACTGTAGGATTCTTTGCAATACTAGGTGGCTTACTCACGGGTTGGTTAAAGCTGTGGGAATCCACAACCTTGTCACTTTTGATCGGCTCATTATCCGGGGCATTCTCCTCAGTTTTAGCATTTTACTACGGGGCGTCTTACAAGCCGGAGGTAAAGAAATGAGTCTCGAAGATGAGGGCGTAAACATCTCTTACATGTTGGCTGGCCTTTTTGGCTCACTGATGATGATGAGCAAGACAGCCGGGATGAACGTAGGCCGGACAATTCTTGCGACAATCGGAGGTGCAGCAAGTGCTAACTATTTGACCCCATTAATTTTGGACATCACAAAGTGGGGGCATGGAGCACATTCTCACGCCATTGCTTTCCTGATTGGTTTTGCTGGCCTCAGAGGAATCGAGTGGCTGACATCCAAATTTGTAAATCTAGATGAATCCGCTAACACTAATAAACGCCGCCGCTAACGTCATCGTTGCCGGAGCGGTTGCTGACCTTGCTCTGCGTGTCTTTGGGCGCCCAGATCATCCGATCCACACTCATCCAGTTGCACTGAACACGCGCAAGTTTGTCTCAAGCGTGGTCATCTGCGGAGCTGTCTTAAACATTGCCACTCTTAGCACACCAAGCTGGACAGAAGTCCTGTTGAATGTAGGTTTCAGTTTAAATTATTTGTGGAGTTCATATTATGACCGCCGTACTACCAGTTCAAAACATTCCGCCAAACCAGCAAAAGTACTTCAACAGCATTCCACCGGCGGGTCTGGTGATCCTGCAAAAACCCATAAGGGTTCTTCCGCCATTAGGATCAGAGGGAAACGGCCTGCCGCCAGACAAAATCGCTCCGTTTAGTGGTATTTACGACGAACGCGGACACTTGCCTTCTCCTGCGAGTGGGCTTACCTTCATGGCCAAAGTATGACCTTTGAAGCGCACATAGATGACATTGTGAAGGTAAATTTGATCAACGCACTTGCGCTTGTCGTAAGTATCTCTGATTTTGAAACTTCCGTTCGCATCTTTAGTTGCGCTGCTGCTGGCGTGTATACCATCGTCAAAATTGTCCAGACTGTTCAGGACATCCGGGGGAAGGGAAAGAAAGATGAGTGATGATTTTCTTCGAGCACTAGAGTTTGTCTTAGCGCATGAGTGCGTCTACGAGAAGGGACACTACGGTAGTCTCAGGCACGTCATTTCAGAGAACGTCGATGGTGACGCAGGTGGACTCACAAAGTGGGGCTTGGATCAGCGCAGCCATAATGGGGTGGACATAGAAAGTCTGACCCTTGAACAGGCTCATGACATCTACGAGAGGGAGTATTGGAAAAAGAATCACTGCGACGAGATGGATTGGCCGCTCAACGCTGTCCACTTCGACAACTGCGTAAATATGGGGCCGGGACAAGCGGTAAAGTTACTTCAGCGTGCTTGTGGAGCACACGATGACGGAGCATGGGGACCAAACACAAAAGCCGCTGTGGTAGCCGCATGTAAGGTTCGTGGAGCAAGAGAAGTGGCGTTGCAGGTGATCCAGAAGAAGGCCAAGTTTTACACGGATTTGGTGGACGCAAAGCCTCACTTGGCAAAATTTGAAAACGGATGGTTGAACCGGACTAACGACTTAAAACAAGCAATCGTATGAGCAAATTGATCTTGGCCCTCGGCTCCATGATGGGAGCAAAAGAGAAGTCCTGCCCTGACTGTGGAATGCCCATGAACCGTGATGGTTCTTGCGCTGATTGTGGGTACGGTGAGGACGAAATGGATGACTCCGATGAAAAGGTCGAAACTCAGGCACTGCTTGATCTGAGGGATCATCTTCAAGCTGCTGTGAAAATCGTTGATCGTTTGATCGTGGACGCTGATTAGTATGCCGCAACAAATCCTGCAAGAGGTTGACAATAACTTCATTGGGATCAACTCACGGTTGGACCCGAGCAACCTTGCGCCTGGATTTATGCAGGAGGCCAAGAACGTGCGTCTCCAGAGGGGCACAGCACAGCCTCGCATGGGTTGTGACAGGCTTTCCACTGTAGGACTAAACGGTCTCACAATGGTTGGTTCCGGAACTTATGTGAACTTAGCCGGACAGGATAACATTGTGCTCGTGTTTTCAGACAGGTTGTATCTGTACAACACTGAAACAAAGACGCAGTTAGGTCCGTACTTGTTCCCAACTAGTCGCACGATTGCTGTTGGGGGCACAGTTGATGTACTTCAAGCTCTCGATAAGTTGTACATCTTTCGAGGGCAAGAGAATGAGCCTCGATATGGAGTTGATGGATCAAATACTGGATCTGCACTAGATCTTGTTTATCCTGCTGTTTCTGCCGGAGGAACAGTTGACGTTGTTGGTTCATGGGTGAACTCGTATGTTTCAAATCATCCAACATATGCAGTTGGAGATGAAATCACGATTTTTAATGTCACAGATGCACAGCACTACGATCTCAATGGCACTTACGTTGTAAAAGCTGTCACATCGACATCAATCACGTTTAGCTTTACAAGTAAGCTTGGAAGCAATGCTTCGCACCATGTTTACGGATGCGTTGTAAAGGTAAAGCCTCCGTTGATTTGGCAGGAAGGAAACGGGGCAGTGTCTGTAGCGGTGCAGAACTCTATTCCTGGCAACGTCCAAACAGCATCTGGCTACACGACGGCAGATGGATCGCTTCCCGCATCTGATTTTGGCTTCTACTTTCAGAATAGAATTGTTTGCAAGTACGCAGACACAAAGCTTGGAGTCAGTGATATCTTGTCTGAGTTGTTTGACTTTCAGTTGAACAACTTCAACATCAATCAAGGTGGCAATGACTCTATTGTTGGCGTGCTTCCGTGGATTGAAAACCAGTTTCTGGTCTTCATGCAGAAGTCCATTTACGTTGCTTTTGTTGAGCCAACAACCTATGGACAAGGTGCTGCTCCAGGCGTAAATAGCCAGATTACGATAGTCACAACTCAGATCGGCTGCCTGTCTCGACGCAGCATTGCTTCTGCTGGTCAATTTGTTTTCTTCCTGTCTGGCAAGGGGGTTCACATGCTGACTCCTCAGCTAGATCTCAAGCTGCTCGGCAACACGCTCCCATTGAGTGAACCGATTGACGACTTCTTCGACAATCTGAACTACGCTGCCGCTGACAAAACCGTGTCGAGCTACTACGACAACAGGTTCTTCATGGCGTTGCCAATCAACGGTGCTACACGGCCAAACGCCATCTTGGTGTATAATGTCCTAAATCAGAACTGGGAGTCCATAGACACTTACCCAACCGGATTGTACATTGATAACTACGCAATCTGCCAGTACTCAGAACGTCGTCGTCAGTTTATCCTGACCAACTTTGCTGGTGCGGGTAATCTTGGTGGCATCTTTTTGACGGACGAGTACGAGGGTGGAGATCAGTTCTCGTCAGCAGATGGAACTCCGGTGCTCAACTTTAGGTTGCCTGCTGTAATTTCAGACATTGAGCCGGACTTGATTCCCATCAATGCCAGCATCCGTTCTCGCGAGTACACGTTTGAAAACGTAAATGAGAAGCGATTTGCGCGGGCCGAGTATCAGTTCAACAACTCTGCCGGAGACACCATTTCCATTTCCGCTAGAACTCACGACGCAGACTCTTCTGAAGAGATCATGCGATATACTTTCACTGGAGAGGGTACACTAGACAGCACATTGCGTCCTAGGATTGCACTGCGAGGCTCAACCATCGACATGGAGGTCCAGTTCCTTAAAGGAAGACCAGCATTGAAAACTGCTGTGCTTTATGCAATAGTCGCGAATAGAAGCATGGTTTCACAGGAATAATTATGGCAGACCAATTTACTCAAGGCACGGACTTCGTAACAGGCGACCAGGTTACTGCTGCCAACTTGATGGCACTTGTCACCAATGCAAAGGCACGTCCTCCCATAATCAACGATCAGACAGCAGGAACCACTCTTGCTGATACTGACTCTGTACTTGTCGCAAGTTCCTCTGCGCTGAAAAGGGTCACTGGCGCTGTGATTCGTACTGGCTTAATCAAGGCAGACGGAACAGTGCCGATGACAGGAGAGTTGACACTAAGCACTAGCGCACCTACCGCTGCGCTTAAAGCTGCCTCAAAGGGATACGTTGATACAAAGGTTGCAGATTATCTGCCAAAAGCTGGAGGCACCGTTACTGGAGCCTTGACAGTTACTGGAGTGCTTACAACCAACTCCACATTAAATGCAGTAAACGGACAAGTATTGGTTCCGCTGCCAATTTTTCCTGAAAGTGCTGTACGTCTTAGTTACCTTGAAGGTCAACTTTCCTTGTATGGTTATAAGGCAAAGCTTAACTTCTCTGGGGTTACTCCAGAGTATTCTGGAGGAAGTTCAACACTAAAAACGTCTGAATACCTCTCAGTTTTAATTTTAAGGAATAGCGGTCAAACAACTGCTACAATTAATTTTTCGTCTCTTGGTTCAAATTACAAAAACACTGCAAGCCCATTTTTCCTTGCAGGGCAGTACATTGGCTTGGAAAGCCAGACCGGATTGGCTGGAAAACTATACAAGATTCAATCAGTAAATAACACTGCTTATACGTTTACAATTACAACAGAAGAAACAACTGTATTGAACCAAAGCGCAACGCTTACATTGCTATTCAATCACTTAAGCGCATCAAGCACTGATTTTAATGTAAACGTAAAAAGCGTGTATTTGGATGTTTCGTGCGGCAATAAACACTACTTCAATTTTAAAGAAGATTTGTTTGTTGGAGGATGGACACCTTCATCAGTTTACGACATTCGTGGACTTAATGTAACTGGACAGGCAGTTGACAGATTTTATTTATCTCAGGCATTCCTAATGATTGATGCGAACAGATCAACGTATAATTTTAATCCAAATGTACCAGAAGGATTTGGAGCAACAAATATGGGTTGTCATGTTGGGTATTTTTACACATACAACGCAGGAATGAATAGCGGTGGATACTTTACGCAAGCAAACGTAGCATTTCTGTAATGGCAAAAAAGCTGACGCTTGATCTGTTTGAACGTATAATTGACGCTGTATATGAAAAAGCCAAACAACATCCAGACATGGAAATCGGCGATGGGAGCCGATTCAACACTGGTGAGTACATTGGCTTTTACGCTATGCACGGCGGACTGTTCTGGAGCGAGCAAGACGGCAAAATCTGCGGCGTTGCAACAGCTCATCCTGGCCGTGCTGATTTCAGTTGGACTTGGCCTGAGTCCAAAGATGGTTCTTGGACAGCCCACCTTGTTTGGTCCGAAAACGTCGTCGCACATGCGTCTTTATTGCGACAATTTCTCGAATCCCAAGCTGAACCAGTCACAGAGCTTTGGGCTTGGAAAGGCGACAAGTTTGTTGAGCTAACTAGAGCAAAACTTAAACGACTATTTTCTTATGGGCAAAAACGGCACAACCATTCAAGCACCAGCAGCTCCGAACTACGGAGAGTCGATGCGGGACATTCTCAAAGCACAGGTGGCAATGGCTCCGCAGGTGTATGCGAGGGAGGCAGAATATCAGCCAAAATATCAAGCCCTACAGTCTAAGATCCAGGCGCAGGCAGCAGCGGATCAAATGGCGCTGTACCAGAAGCTTCAGCCGGAATACTCAAAGCTTGAGGATGCCTACACTAAACAGCTTCAGCAGAATCAGCTTCAAGGTCTCCAGCAGCGTGCGCCAGGCTATATTCAGGCATTTCAAGAGGCTCAAGGCACTTCCGGAATTAACAAAGCCATTCAAGGTTATGCTGAGAATGACCTAGGCAAACAGATGAAGGCTGGGTTCCAGCTTAGTCCCGAGGAGCAGCGTCAACTCAACCAACAAGCCATGATGGGCTTTGCTGCTCGTGGCACTGCTCTTGGAGATCAGGCTAACCTTGCCGGAGTATTGAATCGCTATCAGTACGCCAACGAACGCAAGCAACAAGCCTTGGCTCAGGCTGGCGGAATTGGCTCCTATCTGTCGCAGCAATCTCAGCCTGCTCTTGCCTCGTTCTACCAGCAACCCATGTATGCTGGTGCGTTTGGCGGGCAGGCTGTTAACAATGCCCTTGCATCTCAGCAGCAAGCTGGACCTCAGTTGTTCAACCCTGAAAGCCAGACTGGCATGGGCAGCATTTACGGTGCGTACAATGCTCAGATGGGCCTTGCTGGAGCCAATGCTCAGGCAAATGCGGCCAAGAGCGCCGGGATGTCTGGAATGTTTGGAAGCATAGCTGGAGGCGTGCTTGGTGGACTTGCAAAAGCTATTCCATTTTGCTGGGTTGCTCGCGAGGTTTATGGTGAACATAATCCTGCTTGGATGCTATTCCGCGACTGGATGCTAAATGATGCTCCCAAATGGATGCTAGGGCTGTACATCACATTTGGAGAACAGTTTGCTAACTTTATCAGCAACAAACCAACGCTAAAAAACATCATCCGCAAATGGATGAATTCCAAGATCTCTGCCTAACCTATGAAACCTAGAGAACTTTACAGTGGCGCTGCTCCAGCAGCTATGGCGCAGATGGGCCAGGGGCTTGCCGAGGTTGGCGCAAACATTGGGCGCATTACGCAACAGGGCTACCAACAAGCAGGTCAAGCGATTGGTCAAGGAATTCAAGCTGTTGGACAAGCTTATGACGATTACAAAAAAATGGGAGCAGACGTTAAGGCTAAAGAAAAAGCTGCTGGCATTTTCATGGAATACTTGCCACCTGAGAAAAAAATGGCATTCCAAGAGTCAATTGACACGATGAATGCTGACACTAAAGCTAGCCTTCAAGACAAGAAGGCATTCTGGGACACTGCGTTTGGCGTGCTTGGAGCAGCAGTTGGCCATGAAAACTTGATGGAAAAGACAAGGCTGCACGAAACCTCTGCGACTGGACGCACAGGAATGTCTGAGGCGGCAGCGACTACGCGCACAGGAATGTCTGAAGCCGGAGCAACTGCACGTCAAAAAACAACGCTAGAATCTGAAGCGGAGCGTGAAAGGCTTAGATTGCTGTACGGAACAGCTACAGATGCAACTGGAATGAAGCTTGAACAAGGTGCTTCGTATGCTCCTAATCCGAACTTTTCTCTGTCTCCTTTTAGTTCTCCTATCTATAGGTAAATATGAACGAAGACCCTCTTTTTTCAAAACTTAAGGGAACTTTATCTTCCGAGAATCAAGCTGTACTTGAAGCAGCCAGAGGCATTCGTGAACAGCAGCTTAAAAGCTATTCCGATGCTAAAATGGCTGAATCTGTTGACCTTGCCAAAAAGCGCAACGAGGCACTTCAGCAGCATGATGCTTCGTTCATTCAATCAATTCCAGAAGAGGTAAGAGCTGCAAAGTATCCTGGAATTGAGTGGGATTACAACGCAGGCAAAAACGCAATTAACTATCAATATCAGCTTGGAAGGGTTGACTTAAGGGATCCTGGTGCATCTTCTAAGATTTCAATTATTGATAAGACAAATCCAGAAGATCAGCGCAAGCCTTTCAATCAGACAGAAGACTATAAATTTGCGCAAAAGGACTGGCACGCTGGTCACGAGCCGTATCGTATTGCAACATCCCTTGGCGATCAGATGATGCAAATGCGCAAGCACCTAGATGCTGGGGACAGGGAAGCTGCGCTTGATATTGCAAAGAGCGGGTTGATGAAGACAGTCAACTCCATTCAGGGTAAAGACGCAGTCAGCCTTGGAGAACAGATGACTCGCTTTGGAAGCGTTATTACCGCTCCAGAATATGCACTTCAGTCTGGAGGCAACTTGCTCACTACGATTGGAGGGTATCTTATCAGCAAAGGCAAGATGTCTGAAAAAGATGGAAAAGACGTTTCTGATAAAATCAGAGATGCCATTGATGTGTCTTTTAACGCTGACCCTGATCGGTTTTACAAGATGTCTACCGGCATCTATGAAGCCGCAAAAGACACGGCAAACCAGCATGTTACTCGCATCGAGAACATGACTAGCCCATTTCACGCAAAAGCTATGGGGGCGGTTAAGTTGCCAGACATGTCTTTGCTTGAGGCCAGAATGCAAAACAGGATGAATCCGCCAGGTCCGGGGGCTGTTCAAAATCCTTCTCCAATGTCTGGTGGTGCTCCAGTTATATCTCCAAAAACAATGACTGGTGGCGCTGGTGCAACTGGATCATCTGCTCCAGCGGTAAATGCGCAACAGCTACAGCACATCATTGATAGTCCTCAGTTTACTCCAGAACAAAAAGCAGCAGCATCTCGTTTGCTGAATAAATAATATGGATCAGAAAGATCTCGAAATAGTGTTGGGTGCATTGGCGCAAAGTTCTGCGCCAAACATTCAGCAATCGTCGTCTACGCAGCCGATGACTGACATGGAGATCGTCAACAGGGCTTTGTCTGGAATGCAGGAAGATGCAGGCAAGCTTGCGTTGCCTGCTGGCAGCAATCCTATCAAGCAGCTTCAGCCCAGCGAACCTGAGTCGTCTAAACATCCGCTTGATGCAGACTGGATGTCTGATGCTTTTGCTAGAGACTTCCGTGTCGTTACTGGATACGATCCTCGCTATCTTGTCTTAGAAAAAGGTACAGAAGCCGAGCGCAGAGCAATCACTCCGCGTGAAGCATTCCATGCTGCTGTTGCCACCGGCCTGCTTGCGCCAGACACCGAGAACCCGGATCCTGAAACGCTTCAGGCCTTCCAGTCGCAATGGAATGCTTACAAGAACGACATGGACACCAACATCATTGGTGCGGCCGGTCGCGGGGCAAAGAGCAACATTGGCGCAACCATTGGTGCTACTACTGGAGGATTGATGGGTTCTGGAGCGGGACTTGTTGGCAGTATTCCGCTTGGAATGGCCGGTGGTGCAATAGGTGGATATGTTCAGGATGTAGTGTCTCCGCCCACAACGGAAGATCAGGCTTTCCGTATTTTTGACAACGCTAAGACAATGACGCGGAATGCCCGCCTTGCTGGCGAGATTCTTCCGTCCTTGGCCACGATGCGGCCTACGGCAAACATCCCGTTGTTTCAGCTTACAAAACCAGCAGTAAGAGAAGCTATTGTTGGGACAGCTATCGGCGCAGGTATTCCTGCTGCCATTGATTGGTTTCAAGGAAACAACTTTGATCCAGAAAGGGCTGCATTTAATATTGGGCAAACCATCTTTTTGCGTCCAAACAAGTTTGGGCAATACCTGTTTGATAAACATGCTCGCACCGAGTACGCCGCTCAAAGTGTAGCTAAAAAGCTGTGGGACAAGTTTACCCAAGGCGAAAAACCAAACATAATTGCTAGGCTTAGGGCATCCGGCGATGTGTCTACTGGGGGCATTCAGCCAATGTCTGGAGAGATTGCAGGAAGCGAAGCATTGGTTGCCTTTCAGCAAGCTCTTAGAAACAAAGACTTTCGTCTTCGTCAAAGACAAGCAGACAACCAGCGGAATGCTTCACTTAGAGTTAGCGAAGCTATTCCAGAAACTCCGATGCTTGATGAGCAGCCAACCAGGGCATTCTTTGAGCATGAGGCAGAGGTGTTGAATGCTGCTGCCATTGAAACTAGGGATAGCCTAATCAGAGAAGGCAACGCTGAGGCTGCCGAAATAATTAACGCAGCACACAGGCAGGCGCAGGAGATTAATCGTCTTCGCGAGGCTGGAATAACCAACGCCGAGCAAGCGCACGCTTCAACAAACATGCTTTATGCAGAAGCGATTGAGCGCATCAATGGCAGGCAAAGCCCGTCAACAAACCGATCCCAGACGGTAGATAATATCGTAAAAGCTAGAATGGATGCCGTGAAGGCAAATGTTGACGCTGCGTTTGACAGGCTGCCGCTTGGCGCTGTTACGGATTTTGAAAACTCGTACAATGCTGCGCTAAAAATCGCGAGGGACAACAAGGGCAAAATTGGCAAGCTCCCAAAAATAATCCAGAAGATACTTCAGGAGTATGCGCCAATACCTACAAAAAACGGAACAAAGCGGCCAAAGGCAAGGCTAAAGGTGTTGATGAATGATCTTGCTACACTTACGCAAGAAATTTCAGCCGCAGTTGAAGCTGGCAGAAACAACGATGCCAGAATGATGAGGGAAATCAAAAGCGGCATGGAGGCCGACTTTGATGCTGTCGGTAATATGTGGGAGCAGGTCAATGCTGCCAGACAGCTTTACAGAAACTATGCCGAGACATACCTGCACGGAACGCTTGGGACTGAAATGTCAGCTACTCCTTCAAAGGATGTAACATTCCGACTTGATACTATATTAAACGGAAAGTCTGGGACACCCAGCGTTGAATCGCCACATCAGCTTAGGGCTGCAATGAATGACAACCCTGAAGGCATTCAGGCTGTGGTTGACCACTTGCTTTCTAAAATGGCTGATGTGGCCGGAAAAAGTTCCGAGTCACTTAGGAATTGGAGGAACAGCGACAAGATCGCAAGGATTATTGATGCGTTTCCTGAAGCAAGAGATCCAATCAATGCTGCAATTAGGGAGCTTAGAGATTTAGAAAATCAATCTCAAACTACAAGGGAAGCAATAAGATCTGCAAGGGATGTGCCTGAGGCACGCGCAGACCCAGCAGAGATACAACGCGCAAATCGGATCGCAGAAGAAACTAGGGTTGAGGCTCAACGGGCTTACACTCTAAGAACCCAGCAAGGTCAAACGGCAGCATTTACTTCGTTTGTAGGAAACAATCCTCACAACGCAGTTCAGGCAGTTATGTCGTCTGGCGATCCTGTTCAGACAGCGCAACAAATCATGCGTTTGTGCCAGGCTGATCCTTCCGGCGAGGCTGCTCTTGGTTTTCAAAATGCTTTAAG